AGTGCCCCCTGATAAAGGAAGTGCATAGGAATTATAATTCCCGGCATGTAATATCTGATTATTAGCAATATAAACAGATGCCGGAAATATCGACAGCCCGGAAGTACCATTATACCATTGCTCACTTGCAGCACTGTCCGTCTGAGGATTAAGATATATGCAGTGTTTCGTATTGTAGAAACCAATACCTGCTATATTATTGCTTGATGTATCTTCCCATGCTATTCCCCATAAAGCATTTGAAGAATCAGCCGACATTCTTTTCACAAACCAAGAATAGTTACCACCTAAAATTCTAACCATTCCTGTCAAATTACCACCAGATAATGGGAGAGCATCTGTAATTCCATATCCACCAAGAGTTGTAGGTTTAGATAATATCTCTGAAAAAGAATAAGTTGGCTTCGTGCTTGCTTTAGCCCAACTATAAACATCCGAGGCTGGTAATGTTGTCGGAATAGCAATGGTAACATCTTCACTGCCGTCATAACTTCCCATGCTATACCCCGTGAAAGTAAGTGCTTGAGGATTTTTTAATGACGAAGGGATAACCGCACTTAATATCCCCGTATCGGTAATAGATAGGTTATCACCAACCTGCATAATACCTAATGCCGAAGTTGTAGCTAACGGAAGATGTGCTGCAATAATTTTTGTTGTACCATAAGTACTATCTGTGGTTGTCGTCAATTGTTCCCATAAAGCAACCTTATCTAATCCTCCGCCTCCAGAACTTGAACTATCTGCCCCATGAGCACTTATAAATCCTTTTTCAGAGTATAACCCCGCGGCCGCATCATCTACTCCATAGACCTTTATCGCATTATTCACGCTATCCCAAACCAAGAAGCCATTACCTATCCTAAGATAATTTGCTATTTCAAGGTGTTGAAACGGCACTTGCGGAATGACGTAATCTATTTTTGTCTCATCCTGCGTATCCATGATAAGCTGGAAAACCTCAAGATAATATCCCAAAGACTTCTCTTCTATAACAAAAGAAAGAGGGTCGGCGTGAATAACACCGCTTGCGTCCCACCATAGATTGCCGTCCGCTCTATATCCTGTGCCATCCATCCTGTCTACTCCCTTTGCATAACTTGCAGGAAGATTGGAGAATGTTTTTGTTGTGGAGTTATAATAATCAAATTTATCTACCATAGCACCACCATACCATGATGCTATTCCTCCCCCTAATTTGCTTGCATTATATACTCCATTCAATCCGCTCATTATATGGAAAACATCTTCTCCGTCAGTATAACCGAGCATCTGCAACGAAGACAAGATAAGTCCTCCGCTTATCGTAGTGCTCTCCTTTAATGCGGTCTTAATATATTCATATCCCGCAAGCGCAGTTGATACCGTGCTTATGGCATCATTGAGCTTGTTCTGGATATAATTATTTGCGGCATTAAGATAACCTATATAATCTCCATATTTTGTATTGAATACTGTGAATTTATCATCTACGGCCGCGCGCTCTATGGATGTTACAACCCCGTCAGCAATGACCGATGATATGGTATTTAATAAGTCGGTTGTAGCATTAACAAATGCAGTATATCCATTGTAAAGATTTGTTTTAGCATTTAAGGTGTCGTCAAGTAATGCGTTATTATATACTTTAGTATAGCTTGCCGTAACATCGGATTTCAATGCGTTTATCTGATTGGTATAAGAATCTATTGCCTTACATTCTCCGCGAGTTACCACTCCGTCAGTAAATGCCGTATCGGTAAAGTTCTTTAATGCAGAGGCAAGGGTATTTGCTGTATCCGCCGTTGATTGTGCCGCCGTAGCAGCCGCCTTAGCCTGCGCGGCAAGATAATATGCTTTGCTTGAATCACTGTCTGAAATCTGACTCCAAGAATAAGTGCCACTAACATTTACCCAACGCCAAGATTTTCCGCTATCTGGAGTGGTAGTATCATCTACATAGGGTTGGATATTAGTAAATACGTCCCCTTCATGTCTTGCCTTTAATGTGTCCGTCGTCCATTCGCTTGCGGGGGAATTGCTTGTTGTCGGTACATATTCGCCATAAAAGGTCTCTTTTACCCCGTCTATCTCATCTTGAAACGTGGATAATTTATCTTGGACATTAGTGCCATTGTCGGTAAGTAACACTCCTCTTATCTGTACTCCATTGGTCGCATCATATTTCATATATGACGACAAATCTCTCTTGCCCGTATAAAATGTGCCATAGATGTTCATGAAAGCAAGGTTGGTGGTGTTATCCACTCCATAAGAAATATACTCTTTATCAAGATAAGAATAACTGCTTATCCCTGCATAAAGATTTATTGAAGGAGAAAAATTATCTACCGAACTAAGTATAAGCGCGTTTTGTCTTGAGGCATCATTTGCATTACCTAATTGGCAAATAACATCTCCTGCTGCCGGAACATCACTTGAGGTATCACAATCACTTATTGATAAATCAATATAATTCGCCCCAACACCGACCACCTTGCGCCAATAATAATGATTGCTAACTCCGCTATATACTCCGCTTTTGATATTGAAATTTTGAGATAAGGCCATATCTCCTATGGAGAACTTATTTTCTATCTGGCTATTATCTTGGTCATTAAGGAAATAACATCTATAATAAGTGCTCTCTGTCTCAACCTTGTTACATACTATTGAACCGCCGGGAGTGATAATGAGTTTCCCTGCTATTGATTCAACATTGGCAATTGTCAGCGTCTCAAAATATGCCTTTAGCCGTGCCTTGAAGTAGTCCACTTCGGCATAGGTTTTCCCCGTAGTTGCATCAACGCTTATTATGCCACCCGTAGAACCCGATACATAAGAGCCTAATTTTATACCCTTAAGAAAAGTAATCATTGCCATAGCCGTATCGGTATTGACTTTGCTTAATCTCTTCTTCAATTCACCTACTATGTCAATACCATAAATAGCCTCTAATGCTGCTACTTGACTACCTAATTGGCTTAATCCCTCCATAGTTTGTCCGATAGAATTAAGCACAACAGATATATCATCTGTAAGGGTTATGGAATATTTAGGCAATACGTCATCACCGTATTGTATGGCAATCTCCTTGACATTTAATGCCATATTGTTATTGCCATATTTGAACCTAACCAAGGTATTTATTTTTATCTGGTCAAGGATATTTTTATTGTTTGTAAGAAAGTATTCATCAAATGTAAGAGGATATTCAAGATATGGGACATTATTCTCAAGCATATATTGTTTCATTGCCTCATCAAGTGCTGTCTGTCCCGCCGTAATATACGCAGTAGGCATCTCTATCCCTAATATAACAAACTTATCTCCCGCTGCTGGTATTTGATATATATTAGGCAGCATGACGCCAAAGGTATCTGTATCCTTTTGCAGAGTTAATGTAATTGAATTGTTCGTGCTATTGGGGAATGTGTTTAAATCTCTCTGTGCACCATTGGGCGTCCATACTAAATTGCCCGCCTCATCTTCTACAAAAAAGCTACTTTTCAAAGCATCCCAATCTATCCCAAGAGCAAACGTGCAACCCAAACAAGCGCCGCTTTTCATATAGAGGCTCATGGCTTCCGTAAGTGACGCCTGCGCATATAAATCAAATCCTAATGGATAAAGAGTGATATTGAAATATGATTGATTGTATGTGCCGTCATCTTTTTTTGTGCTATTCCAACCTCCCTCAGGCGTTATAACGGATTTTAGGATGTCAATTTCCTGCTCATTATATTTTGCCCCCGTTATAGTAGGTTTTATGTCACTGAACTCATGCGATTCATAGATAGGCGCAAGCGGATTGACGTGAGTAATATAAGTATGCGTTGCATCATCTATTGCATCATAATAATCAACAAGTGCAGTTGTCGGGTCGTATTCCGTTGCCAAGGGATTGACTTTTTTATTCAATGTCTCAACATATATTGTCGGCATCAAATGGCTTCTGGTAAAAGGATGCTTTATGAGTTTGACCGTAACGCCTCCCATAGTACCGCTGATTATTGGATAGCCTGTCGCTCCCGTAGAATCATTTAAAGTATTTGTCCAACTCTGGTCGCCCGTCCATTGTATCTGCGGATAGCCATCGGGGATATTGTCTTCACTGCCATAGCCTGCAAGCCTTGTTATGACAACATTATTTTTTGGTGTTGCATTATTGTTTTTCAATCCGACATCCTGCCCGAACTGAAAGACAAAAGGTGTAACTCCGTCTGTATTATAAATCTCATTTGTCGGAGTGCCGATATATATAACATACCCGTCAACAATATATGGAACTTTGTATGTCTCATATAAGGTTTTTAATACATCGGAAATCATCTGGTTATCAAAACTGATAACGTCACTTATCGTATTATCATCCACAAAGTTGCTTTGCAATACGCAAGACCATTGCGTACCAGATAGGCAGGCATTTATTTTAGCAGCAAGGTCGGAGACCGTACCAATCCAATAGAACGTCTTATCTTGGTTTTTATATTTTGCCCCTGCGCTATCAACAGCTATATCGGTAAACGGGATATTATATAATTCCTGTTCCGGATGATAAAAAATACAGGAATATTTTGCCATTCCCTTATTATCCGTATTGTCTTTTAATAATCCTTCATTGACAACCGTTGGAGGGTATTTAAGCGTATATTTTACGTTTTTATATAAAACATATTCCTTAAATGTAAAGGTCAGCGTATTATCTTCATAAAGGAAAGAGCCCTCTATCTTGTCATCAAGGCTCATTATGACAGAAGTATAGGTGAATTTGTTTAAATTGATATTGTGAAAAGCGCTGCCGTCAGCATTATATATAGGCAATATTATATTTTCTTCCATATCTTGCGGAAATTAAATTATTGTTTAAAAAAAAAGAAAAATATGGCTTTTTAATAGTCATATTATTCCTGCTTCTTCCAAATTCGCGTTATACTGTCTACTCCCAGAAGAGCTGCGCAAGTATACGTAAAAGCATCTGTGAATTGAGGGGCTTCTATTTGTTTAACGGTGCAATATACAAGTACACCTATAGAAATAAGGAATCCCAAGCAACCGCACACCCTTTTTGATGATATGCTGCCTTTCTGTGCAGACAATACCGACTTTATAAAATCTTTCATCTTATTATGTCTCCTTTTTATCACAATTGTCACAAGCTGTATTCTCCTTGTCAAAAGAATATTGTTTCACCAAGACGGGACAATCATTCCATGGTGTTTTACATTTATAGGCCTGTCTTATTACCGCTATCCTCTGTGAAGAAAGTTTGCGCAATTGCATAATGTCCTGCGTAAGCATGTCAATACGTTTGTTCATCTGTTCATATACGGCTTGATGCTCTTTATTCAATAAATCAAATTCGGTCATTCTTGATTCTATTATTGCCTTTTTCCTTGAAGGTTTTATTGTGAAAAGAGCAACTATCCCACCATTTAGTAATACTGTAAGCATTGTTACAAATATTATTGTCCAATTTATATTTTCCATATTATTATTCTTTATTTAAGTCTGAGCTGTCTACTGTTTTATTCCCCAAATTTTGCAAAGAGGAGTTGTTGTTTCTGCTAATGCGTTCTGCCTTTGCCGAGAGAGCATCTGCCTCTGTTGCATCGGGCTCTATTGCCGCCTCTGCCTCTTCTGCTTTTTCTCTTCTTATGCGCTCCTCCTCATCCGGGGCGGCGTCTGGTGATTTCTCTCTTATAGATTGTCCTGATAGCCATTTCCGCTCCATGGCAAGATTGGTTATCTTGGTTGATTCGCTTTCCATAGACCATGGTTTAAGCGTTGCATAAATCTTAAGTTTGGTATATTGAGAAGAATCGGATGTCTCAAGACTTAACCCTTCAAGAAAAAGTTTCATCATATCATTAGTAAATTCCGACCAGTCGGCCACGCTCTGCGTTGCTAATGCCAAATCATTTTTCATTGCAAGGAAAATACCATTTCCTCCACTGTTGGAATTAGTAACATCTTTCGGCGTGATAAATGAAGTGCTGGAAAAAATACTTATCTGCTCTTCCAAAAAAGAAAGATATTCTAACATCTTCTGCGGTTCGGGGAACTCCAATGTTTTTGCATCCTGCTTGCCGCCGTCCGCTTCTGCACTTAAATTGATGACAAGTGTAGAATTGCTCATTTTTAATTGTTTTTCGCTTAAAGCGCCTTTTATTATAAGAGCAAATGTGCCAAAGCGTTTAAGTGCCACTGCGTTGATATTTGCCATAAGCTCCCACATCTCAATCGTGCTCTCTGCATATTCCCATGCGACCTTGCCCCTCTTATATAACAATGGACAAGAAGAAAAGCCATGCTCCTCTTGGTGTATATTCCACCCTTCTGGTGTTATCTGCAATCCTTCCGGCATCTCTTCTACAACCCCGTCCGTAGATTGCCATAGATGATAATGATTCTTGTCATCATAAAAATCTATTATGCCATTGCCTTCAACATCTTTATAATAAAGAGAACAGCCTATCTGTTCGTTATATTCATTGTAATTTGGGATAACGATATATCCGTCATCGTATGAATATACTCTTGTCTTGAATTGATTTTTTACTTTATCAAAGTAAAACAACAAACCCACATCCCCGACCTTCTGTTGTTTGGATATGACATCATATTTTATGCTTTCCATATTACGCAGCAGCCATTCTTGCTTTGCTATCTGGAACAGATTAGCCGTCTGTTCATCTTTTTCTATATTACATAAGGTGAACTCCATAGGACGAGCGGTAAGATGTAATGTATGAGCCGCATGGATATTCTTTTGGAATGCCGCCGTCAATATCATATCATCAATGACGATATTTCTTCCTCCTATCTTAACGGAAATATGCGGGATGCTCTGATTGAATTTTATTCTGTGCAAAGTAGGGTCATATTCTTCAAGATAAGTATCTTGAGTTATCTCATTAAATTGCAATAGCCCAAAATCCGCCTCTCTTTTTGTTGTTAAACTTATCTTTGCTGTCAACGGCGTAGTCAATTCGCCTCCTCTTGTAAAAGGTTTTTTATTTAGCAATCGCGTTGGATTGGATAAATACCATATCTTGTCTCTTTTTTCCATATCTAAATCTGGTCTAATATTTCAAATATCTTTTCTGAAACTTCTATTTTTGGCTCATTACGCAAAACATTTTCATTGCGATTGAAGTCAATAATCTTCAATACATCTCTTGCGTCCATGCTTTTATAAGAAGAACCGGCATGCCCCGCTAAAAGTTTATAACAATCATAATATCTTGCTCCGCAAAGCATTATTATATTATCCGTTAAATCGGGCGACATCCCTTTAAGATGACTATGCTGTGCTATCTTTCCTTGGAATTGCAGATGACCTGTCGGCGTCTTGGCAAATACCCATATATGAGATTCAAACTCAAGTTGCTTTTGCACAGTCGTTGCGCCTTCTCTCTTTAGACGTTGATGTGTATATGCCATGTTGGCAAGTTCCGGCCTGAATGTTATTATTCCACTTCTTATCATCTGATATGCAAGATGAGCCGCCTCATCTTTGAAGCGTTCATAAATATTCTTCCCTCTGTTTGAGGCTTGCACCGACCCGCTAAAAGCATAGCCGCTGCCAACAGTGCTATTAAGATTAAACACCTCTTTTAAGAATAAAGATGCTCCCTGCACATCTACAATAAGATTGCTTTCATCGCATCCATGCTTGCTTAAGAAATTCTTTATTATACCCACAGCCTCCAATGGAGTGTTTTTCATTGAATATCCAATATCTATGCAATGGAATCCCTCCCAATACATTAAGACCATATTGTCTTCTCCCGTTGAGGCATAATCAACTGTCACTCTTTTTTTTGTGTCATCCTTGGATGTCTCATTACGGAACATCCGCCTAATATCATCAATGCTCATTCCTCCTTCAGTAGATGTTTCTTCTACGGCTTGGTCGGTAATGGAGAAATTCCAATTAGTCTCAAACATACTCTCTGACAATGCACTGCTTGATACCCATTTGCGGTATCCCTTATTTTTTGCAAGCATGTTCTTGTTATCACGAATATCAAACGTATAGAAAACCATTGATAAGATAAAGTCTTCATAAGACATATCCGGATTGGTCGCCAGATAGGCATCAAGAACATCATGCGCCTTATCATAAACCTCTTTTTTTGTATCACCCCAATAGACCTCATCAAGATTACCCTTGACAATGTAAAAATATCTTACGCGGGCATTCATCTCCGCAATGGGGCGGCCGTCATCGGCTATCCACCCGCCGCCATTCTTGCCACAGCCGCATAACTTGCGTAGGAAACATTCTCTTTCGGGGTTTTGTGCAAGGTAGATTTGAGCTTTGCCGTTAGTATCCGCTCTTAATCTTGTTTGACAAATAGATATTGTCCTCCAATTGAACTTATTGCACTCTTCAAAAATAGCCTTTTTTATTTGCTTGCCCTTAAATGTCTTATCTATCGCCTCATAGCTTTCATTGGCAAGATGTTGGAATTTTATCTCACTCCCGTTAAAGAATTTCACTCCCATATCTTCCTGCCCCTTTATCACCTCTCCTATAGGGTCGTGCGGTTGTATCTTATAATTACGACTAATAAGAGGATACATACTTCTTAATGTATCAGCCGCGTTGCCGGCATCCCAGAAGTCCCCCACATTCCTCATGAACCACATTATCTTCGCCCCCGGGTTATTTATAAGATAACTTATTGGCGCATAACCAAGTCCGAAAGATTTTCCGCTTCCTCCATTACCCGTCAATACAACAAAATCTGCATTACTGCGTATGGCATCATATTGATTACCCGTTAAAGGCTTTATGATAATATCTTTTTTTACCATTACAACGCAATCATATTTCGTACTTACAATGCAAATATACTTATGTTTATAGCCGCATGCCATACCTAATCGCCCTTTAGGCGTATAAAAGGAAAATATATCCGTCTCTGCGGCGTTCAGGTGTATATTAAATTGTCAAGGGATATATATTTTTGCTGTATAAAACATTTAAAATAGAAGAAATCTATGGCAACAGAAAAAGACATTTTACAGAAAGTAAATGATTACTGTACTGAGAAACAGTATACTCTTGATGATTCATTCAGGCAAAAATTTGCAGAGAAATTCAATGCAACCAATGCCGATGCTAATTTGGAAGACAGCAAAACGGTTGATTCCATAAAATTCAATATTGACACTGCTTTTGCGGCAATAAGTAAAAGCATGGAAAAGCAAGCGGAGGTATGGAAAGGCAAAGAAAATGAATTTTTGAAACAGATTGATGAACTCAAGAAAAACGGTGCAAAAAACGAACCACCAAAGAAACAACCTAACCCGGAGGAGAAGAAGAAAGAAGTAGAATTGCCGGAAGACGTAAAAAAGCAGATTGAAGATTTGCGGAAGTTTCAGGCAGAGCAACAGAAACAAGAGAAACTTGCTAAGGTTCTTGATATTGCACAAAAGACCGTAAGAGCGGATTTGCATCCGGACTTAAAAGCACTTTTATCTATGATGCAAATAGATTATAGTAAAAGTGATGAAGATTTGGCTAAAACTCTTTCCGATAATTTTTCGGTGTTATATAAAAACAAGATAGGTGATACAAGACCTATCGCGGCGGAAGATAATAGGAAGAAATACGCAGACTTGCTCAAGGGGTTACCAAAAGTAAAAATTTAAAAATTATTAAAAATTATGGCATTTAATGTATTAACATTTTTTGAGACCTCTTCTAAGTTTAGAGGTGGAAAGAGTGTTTGGGTTAAAGACGGCAATGGGGAGAACAGAGCAAATGTCCTTTCCGGATGCACCATAGCCAATCCTAATAAGGGAATGGGTCATCTATGGGCAGCACAGCTTTTCCAATATACACCTTTCCAGAGCGGTTATATCTTCCGTTCATTTGCCATGCAGGCACAGGCTGCGGCAGATGCGACTACTATTTACGTTAAGGGGGATGGTTATTCCGATTTCCCTGAGGTGGGTATGCTTTTGATGAAAGCTCCGGCAAGTCTAACCATAGACCATTATGCAACAAGTCCCGCTACGGGAGTGAAACAGAAGGTTAAAGTTACTTTTACTGCAGGATGCTCATCCGATGGTAATGTAACTATCGGACTTGATGGTACTGAGACAACTGTTGCAGTTACTACTGCTGCTACTACGGCAGCTGCGGTTGCGGCTCTTGTCGGTGCGGCAAATTTCCCTAATTATACTGTATCTTATACAGCGGATAATGCTTATGTGGAATTTGAGGCAAATACTTATGGCGAGAAGGCTTATCCTTCTTTGGCTGTTGCTTCTACGGGCGTTACAGGGACTATTGAAGAAACAATTGCTGGGGTATCCGATATAGTAAAGAGCACAAGCAATTATACAGGGCAATCAGCCAAAGTTACTGCGGTGTCTTATGATGAGACTGCGCAGAAATTTACTGTAACTCTGGATACGGCTTTAGGAGTTTTGCTTTCAACAGATATTCTTGTTGAGGCAGCGGGCGAAAGTGCAAGTTCAACTGCAAGCGTTTTGGTGTCCAATCCAAACACTTTCATTGAATCGGACATAGACACTTTGCCTACTGACGGAAGTTATGGATTATCTAATGTAAACATTAGTATATCACCAATCTATGACAAAAAGGCATGGATTCAGCGGATGCAACCGCTTCCGGCATATATCCTTGCTAAGAATAGGTCTTTGATTGACGGAATATATTGGATTTAATTTAAGGAGGAAATGAATTATGGCAGGAAACGCGTATAAATGGCAATATAACGCCGATGAAGCAATAAACTTGCTTTACCAAAAAGGCCTTATGGGCGACAATAACATGGGGTTTTTACAGACCGCTATTGATGATATAGAAATAACTTCCGTATCAAAATTTTGGCAGGATAACTTTACTGTAGACCCTTCGGAATCCGATATTGACTTGAGTGATACTCAAAAAGACCCGGCATGGACTATCCGCTCTCTTACTAAGAGGGTTGTACCTATGGCAGATGCCATGGCCCCACTATCTGAAACTGCACAACTTGACAACGAGGGTTGGGTTCAGAAAACAGGTAATATTTATCAGTTTGGCAAAGGACTTTACCAGAACTCCGTTGGCAAATTAGAGTTGGAGGCAAAATTAAAGGCTATGAACATCGGAGACCAGAATATTATTCTGGGATTCGTCAAAGGAGTGGCCGACTTGATTAAAACGCACAATTACAGATTATCCAATATGGCAGCTATGGTGCTATCCAAGGGCGGAGCATACGATAATACAACCGCAGGAAAGGGGATGTCAGGCGTAACGGTAACGCAGGATAGTTATATACCCGCTGCGAACTTTATAAAAGCAGGCACTAAGGTCTGGAGCGCATCGGATTGTGATATCCCTTCACAGATGCAAAAGATTGAGGACGATTTTAAGACCGCTCATGGTTACGATGATGTGCAGTTTGAGTGGGACATCCCTTATGATTTAGTGATGACAGTTTTGCTGAAAAACACTTATTTCATAAAAGAAGTGTCAAGATATATTGCACTTTACGCACCAGATAAGGTTGTTGTTATTAACAACAGCTCAAGTTCTATTGAGACTAATGTAATAACTTGGCAACAGTTAGTGGCTTATTCACGCAGCGACATCTCCAAGATTGCTCCAATAAGAGTAATGAAGGAGAGCCAAATGGTACAGGATATTACTACTACAACTTCCGTAAAAGGTTGGAAAACAGGTGTAGCAGTCCTTAGACCTCTTGGATATGCAGGTGTCATCGTACATGCTAAGCCGACAGACATCAAGTTGTTTGAATCAGGCGAAGCAAATGACGGGGTGCAGTTTAATATCGCACAGGCGCAGGGATTCTTGTATGTAATAAATAAGATTGTCCCTAATGGACAACTTAAAGCATATCATACGGACGTGTTCGGACGCTATGCTCCGGTACTAAACGAGATTATGCAGCATTTGGTAGTAGATACTACGACAGCGGATTCTTAAACTATTAGGATATGACGGTACTTGAATGGCTGAAAGCATCAACGAGATACTCTTTTGAGGACAATGAATTTATAAAAATTGCCCTTGAAAGAGGCGTTGTTGCGCCAGATGCGGATTTAATATCCGTTTTGACACAAGAGCAAAAAGACCTCATGACGGCAGATATAATATTTGTCGCAGTCATGCTTTCGCCTTCAAGCACGCCGTCTTTGACGCAATCCCATAATGGGTTTGAATCAATAATAGGTAGTGAAAGTGATGCCGAGCGCACACGAAAAATAGCATTTGCGAAGTCATTATACAAAAAATATGATGACCCGAAATATGATATTCTGAATGATACGCAAGGTAATATAAGTTTCATTGAAATAGAGGATGTGATATAATGGAAGAATTCCCATATACAGGCACGATAAAACGTAGTGGTAGCGGAGATTTTGGCTCTGAGGAAGACATAACCGTCTATGAAGGGAAAATGGATGTCGGTTTGTCTTCGGATGAGATAGGAAGCACGGCGCAGACCTCAAGTTATAATATCTTTATTCCATTTGCTAAAGGGGCTATGATGCCGCATAAGGACGATAATATACAGGTTATCATGGAGGGAGAGACTATTTTGTTGAAAGTGGATAATGCTATCCCGTCACACCTTGGCAGAGTGCGGATATATGCAACAAGGGAGAGTTATTAAATGGCAGGGGCAACGGTTAAGATAAGCACAAAGGGTCTCGCGGAGGCAAAGAAAAAACTTTTTGCCGTTGCTGCAAAAAAGCAGACGCAGCGACTTTGCAAATATGCCGACCTCATGTTGAAGAAAGCATATAACAAGAAATCTTTTGCTAATCAGACATGGAATCTGGCGGACAGTTATATATGGGTTGTGTATTATCTCGGAGAAGTGCAAGGCAGCGGCTTTATTTGGAACGGAGAGCGAGCGACAGAAGAATCAAGATTCCATGGACAGAAAATTAATGGAAGGGCGCTTGCAGAGAACTTCATAAGCACTTATCCGCAGAGGAACATGAATGGATGGGAGGTAGTGTGGGCAGCAACTGCACCTTATTCAACTTATCTGGAAAGCGGCACAATACGTCATGGAAAATTTTTGGTGCTCAGCGGCATTTATGATGAGGTGGTAAGTGATTTTGGCAATAGGGCAAGAGTTAATTTTGAAATAGTATATTAATATGAATATTTCCCGACCTGACATATATACTTATATCTATACCGCGCTCAATGGCAATGTTGATTGTCCTATTTATGCTATGGCTATTCCACAAACCCTTTCTACGAATGATACCACAAAGGGATTTATTGTGATGAGATTAGCAGAAATGGATGACCAATCGGAATTTCCCGAAGAGGCTTACGCTATAGAACGTGCTTATATAGAGTGTTATGTTCCGGCAAAATCCGGAGGGAAAATAGACCTTTCGTTATATACATCTTTACAGAATAGCATAGATGCGGTAATAGACAATATGTGCAATACTGAAAATCCCGATTATGCAACGATGAAAGATAACATACTGAATTATGAGGATATGTACAGCACCACAAAAAATGTCTATTTCATGTATGGCAAATCTTTCAAAATAATTATTAAAAACAATTAAAACATTTATATCATGGCAGCAACTGCAAAAACAACATTAAAAACCATTTCGCTCGGTTATGCGGCGGTTGGTAATTCTCTTTTAGGAAGTCCATCTATTTATACTTCTGTAACGGGAGTATTAAAAGGTTTGACCATTGCGCAGGATTCTCCCGATGAGACGGAGATTAAAGCGCAATTTTCCGATTCCCCGTTTGATGTTTTATATACGGGTAAACCTATTACGATTAAGTTTGAATTGGCTAATTACAAACTTTCCGATTTGACACCGTTATTCGGTGGTACTTATACTGAGGCATCCGCTTCTGCGGATGAATCCTATGAAGGCCCGACAGCGGCTTACACTTCGGAGCATGAGTTCAAACTTGGATTCCAAAAAGGTAATAGATACCTTCTTATCTATCGCGGTAATACAGTAGGTACAGTTAAGAAAGATGATGACGGCGCATTGAATTTTAGCGTTATCATAACATCTCTTGTGTACAATGACGGGACAACTGACCACATGTACCAGATTATAGGAGACGCAAAGACAGCGTAGCCTTTAAAGATGTTAAATTATTAGGGGTGGTGGAATAGTCCGCCAGCCCTTTTTTTGTTTAGAGGTGATAGGCTTATGCCGAAAGCGGTTTTATGTGATTTTTCCGTTTCACCTCTTTTTATAAAATCCATATAAAAACCACAAATTATGAATGAAGAAGAGAAAATACAAAATGTAATACAGGAAGATACGGGATATGACATCCCTCTTGTCTTACGAAGGAAAATAATTGACATAATGAATGACTGTCCTACGCTTGTCAAGGTCGGGGAGAAAAAATATGTTGTAAAGAATTTACGGGCATATTCGCTTAATCGTATTCTTAAAGTAGGATTAAGGATGATAGAGGGGGATAATGAATTGAAGAAAGACAAGGAGCAGACGGACAGCAAACTTGTCTTGGCATTATGCAGTGACCTTGAGGCGAGTAGCGAGATTGTTGCAATAATCTTATGCAATCATCTTTTTGCTCCACCGGAAGAGATAAACAACATTACGGATGTAGATGCTGTAATGGATAATAACGACAAGATGATTAAGGTGATGAAAGGGCGTATAATGATGAGTACTGTTGAGCCAAACCAATGGGCGGCGATAATACTTGGAGCAATACAAAGTATTGATTTGACGGGGCTTTTTATGACGCTCACATCGGCGAAGCATGTTATGGCTTCTCTAACCGGTGTGAGGAAAAATCAGGAGGAGCAATTACAATCTTTTCGGGAAGCATTATCGGAGATGCAAGCGACTTCATCCGGCTCTTCCCGCAATACACCTTAGATGATTATTTATACCGATTATCATTGGCAAAGATACAGTTTTTAAGCGTAGACAATACGCATATCAAATACCTTGAGGGCAAGGATGAGAAGATATGGAAAGGGTATCTTGAGGCGATTAAATCACAGAGAGCACTTGAAAGGATACTTGAGGGAGGGGCAATAAGAGATAACAGTTAAAAAATTTTTGTTATGGCAGAAGAAGTAGTAATGAGCGCGGCCATGTCGCTTGACGAATTACAGAAAAGCATAAATGACACATTGCAGAAAATAGAAACACGTTTCATGACGTTCAGTGATAATGTAGAAAATTCATTGAATGGCTTGAGTGGCGATGCTGAAGGCCTTGGCACGAGGATAGGCAAGGGAATAAATACCGGTCTGACCGCGCAACTTGCCGAAGCGGAACGTAAGATAAATGAATTAAAAAATAGCCTTGCTTCTACTACGGGGAAATCTACTGCTTCTTCCGGAGGGACAGCGCAGACGGCCGAACAGACCCCCGTTATTAACGTGGAGACCTTGCAGCAAGCCAATGATGCCGCCGCCAGATTGTCACAGAACTTTGCTACTGCAAATAATAATGTAAAAAACATCAATGCTTCTTTGGATAAGGAGGTGGCTAATTCTGAATCAACAAAGAACGCCGATTCGCAGACCAATCAGGAACTTTCGCGAAGACAGATGTTGTTGAATCAGATAAGAGAACAGCGACAATCTGAGATACGATTGCAGCAAAATCTTAATGACGCACAAAGAAAAAATACTATTTTATCTGGCGGGCAGGATTATG